AATCAGCCAGTGCCTCAATCGCCGTTTTCGGTGTGATGCCGTATTCCATTTCCTCGGCAAGTTGAGGAATGTCTTTCCCTCGCGGCGACCGGCCTTCCTCTGTGAGTATTACCGCCAGGACGGCAAAGAGCTTGTTCCCCAACGACGTTATGAGCGAGATCGGGTTTATGTCTCTTGGGATGGCGATTTCCTTGAGGATATCCCCGATCTCCCTCCATTGTCCAAGCACCAGCGGTTTTTGGATGAAAATTTTGTCGCCGATTTCATATTTTTTTATTTCCATGATCACCCTCACCCTAACCCTCTCTCGTCAAGGGAGAGGGTGTTTTAGATTATGTGAATGCGATGGACAGCTCGTCATCGCCGGCGTTGCGGTTCAGTTGACAGTCAATCCCCAGAGAACGAAGGCCGCTCTTGTCCGCCAGCTTTGCGCCGGTATATTGAACCTTCGGAGCGGTGATCGTGCAGATGTTCCCCGCCGCGCCGGTCAGCGCCAGCGTCAGGGCGCCTTCGCTGCCGCTGCGCCATTTGCCGAAGAAATCGTAGGTCGCCACGGTGATCATCTCCGGATCTATGGACAGCGACGGACGGCGGCCGGTAATAACGGCGCTCTTGTGGCCGGAACCCTGGTTGACGTCGTCGCGCAGCGCCACTTCGTTGTTCATGTTGAATTCCAGGGAGCCCAGCAGGGCCGCATAGGAATCGATCGTCAGGGCGGCAGTCAGGAAAGGCTGCGGCTTCGTCGTCTCATAAGAGACGCCCGAAGAGAGCAGCGCCAAATCCGTGACGGTGAAATCCGCGCCGGTAAAAACGAAATGCAGCATGCCCGGTTTGCCCTTATCCAGCTTCAGGCTGACGTTGCCGCGTGCGCCGGAGATCAAATACCGGACGCCGTCGTTGTATAGCGCCAGCGTCATAGAACTGACGCCCGTGGAAGCCGGGAGATAGGTTACAGACGTTACTGCCACCACGGTTTCACCGAAACCGCAGGCTTTCAGGATTTTCCCCAGGGCCGGGGCGGTTCCCGCCGTGCCGGATCCCTTCAACTCCACATCGAACTCCATCGTCGCCTTTCTCGCGCCGGGTACTTGTGAGAAATTCGACAGCGACGCGCTGACGTTGTCCCGCGCCCCCATCTCGATATCCGGATTGAAATTGATATTCATGGCCAGGAAGGCATCGGCCCCAGCCAGTGTTTCCGCAGTGCCTTCCGTGCCTTCCGCTTTGGCCGCCATTTGCGCTCGTTTAACGATCATCGGTCTTTACCTCCTTTTCCTTCGTGTCGGGGGCCGTTTTCGTTTCCGCCCCGGCATGCTGTGCTTTTTTGAGGAACTTCGCGTGTTCCTGCTCTGTCAGTTCCTTCCCGTCCTTGTCGAACCAGCGGGTGCCGCCGTCGTTGACATTATCTTTCATAGATGCCTCCTTCAATCGCCCACATAGAGCAGCGCCTGGGCGGTTTCGTATTCGGCGCTGTAAATCGAAATGCCCTTGCCGAACCAGACGGCGGATTCACGGAGCAGCTCCAGCGGAAAAATATCCTTCGACAGACGGCTGCCATAGAGCAGATCGCGAGCGCCGTTCATCATGGCGTAAACGCCCGGATTCTGGCTTCCGCCCCGTCTGGCATCGTCCTCCGTCCGCAGGCTCTTGTCGCAAACGAACAGCACATAGGTCATTTTCTCCACCTTCCTCGATCCATGCTCTTCGTATTCAGACCCGGCGTACATGACGATGATCGCCGGATACAGTTTGACGGCCCGGGTGATATCCTCGGGTGAATCCAGTTCGCCCTGGTAGCTCTTGATTTCCCGCACCGTTCGCCAGATCGCCGGGTCATCCTCGCCGACGGGCGTATACCCGACCTTCAAAGGAGCAAGTTCCGTAATGATCCCGTCTTCGATCTGCTCGATGGTGTACATGGTTAAAATCCCGACATTTTATCTCGCGTGAATGTCCGGTCGTTATAATCGATGCTTACCGTGTCGCCCGTGTTTGCCGGCGCCGGCGTGGATGCGCCCAGGGCGATGGTCCCTGCCGCGACCTTTTCCAAAAAACGGACGGCTTCCTTGTTCCGGTCCGTTCGGACATCCGGCATACCCAGATCGGCGCGGCGGGAATAGAGGTTATAGATGGCGATGTCCACGCTGATCTGACGAACCTTTTCCGGTACGGGTGAAAGTGGCACGGTATAGCGACCCTGGCAGTAGGCATCGATCGTGGCATCGGCGTCGGCAATGGCGCGGGCAACGATATCATCATCGACTTCCCCGGCGCCGGCATCGTCGGTGAGCTGGATCAATGCGGCCTCATCGATCTGGTTCAGTATGTCGTCCTGGATACTGTAGGCCATATTTTACGACTCCTTTGAGGAAGGCCCTGCAGACGCTTCTTTATGGGCCTTCAGAATGTCGATCAATTCTGCTTTCTTCAAACCCTTCAATGTCTGGGTGGGCTGGAACACGGATATAGCCTCTTTTATTTGATCAACCGTCATGGCTTCGTATTCATCCGACGGTGCTTTCTCTTTGCCCTTGGTAATCTCCACGATGAGCATCGGCTCCGCTTTCAGGATGGCGATTTCTGCTTTGGAAAAACGGTCATCCGGATATTCGACAAACTCCGCAGGATGCGCGATGCCGCATCTCCGGAATCCCACTTTTTTGCTTTTGATTCTAATCATGTGTTTGCGCTCCTTTCACCCTCCCCTCCATCCCCTCCCGTCAAGGGAGGGGAGAAAAGAGAGAAGCCTGCCACCCCTGTCCCCTGATAAGGGAGGGGTGGATAAGGGTTGTTACATCTTAGCCAAGACCGGTGCTGCCGTAGCTCATCTGCCAGAAGGCGTAACCGCCCGCCGCTCTCGCTTCCGCGCCGAAGCGGAACTTCTTGCGCATGAAGACGTTGTCATTTTGCGGATCCGTTTGCTCGACGAAGTTCGGCGCTTTCCGTTCCTGATAAACAAACGGTTTCACCGGCATCGACGTGCAGTGGAGGAACCAGGCCGTGGTTGAGGTGAGTCTCGGGTTGACGACGAGCTTTGCCGTGCCCTTGTACGGGTTCGGCGTATCGTCGGCCAGCTTATCCATTTCAACCAGCCGCTTCCCTTGGGTTTCCAGTGCCGGAGGGACTTCCAACAGGTCGGGAACCAGTCCCAGGGGGCGCCCTTCGTCGTCCTTGACGCTCATGATCGCCGTCCGGGCGGCGCCGTAAGACGCTTCCGCGGCAGCTTGCGTTGCGCCGGAAAGAGCGGCCGTTCCCTTGTTGGATACGGATGCACCCGCCACGGAATGGTCGGTGTCATAAAAGTACTGACCGTCATAGCAGACGTTCGTGAAGGCGTTATTCTTTAGGTCCGCAACGATCTCGTCGGGGAGCTGCCGGGCGGAAAAACCCGCCATCTGCGCCTGCGGGGCGTAGATGCCGAGGTTGTCGTCCTCGATGTCGTTTCTGTCCACCTCCACGGTGGCCTCCCAGTCGTCGTTGACGACGGTGTACTTGAAGGCTTCCAGCGCCTTGATGACCTTGTCCCCGATCCACTTGCGCATTTTGGGGAACAGGCTGAGCCAGGTGTAATCGTTCTGGCCGGAGCCGCTGGGCACCAGCATGGCCGTGAGCGCCCACTGGCTGGGCGCCGCGTCGAAGGCGTTGTTGAATGTGGTTTTTAGGGTGGTAAAAACCGCCTGAATGGTTGCTTTGTTTACTAACATATTTTTCTCCTTTCATTTTCCTGGGGACAGCTTTCAACGCTGTCCCCGAGTTGATGGTTATGATGTCAACAGCTTCTTCTTGTACTCGATCCACGCGGCCAGCAGGATCACGTCATCCGTGCCAAGCGTTCCGTCCTTCGGTTTGATCGTCAGTTCCATCGCTGCGGGATAGGCGGCAAGGTTGGCCAGGGCAAGGGTCAGCGTCTCGTGCTGCACCGTCTTGGCCGTGGCGTCCCCGGTCATGGCGCTCGAATCGCCGCCGAAGTCGGCATCGGCGTCGTAGAGCGCATCGACGACGTTGTTGTAAGCCGCGACGGTGAACTTGGTGGCGTCTCCCACCGTCGCCCCCGTTTTGGCGGCAAGGATGTGCAGCGTCATGTTCGCCAGAACGTCCGCGTCGGGCGGGATGACGACCTTTGCGCCCACCGCCAGCGGCGCAGCATGATTGTTCCAACGGATTCCCAGCCCCTTGGCGGTGACGCAGTAACCCGGCACGTCGCTCGCGCCGTCGGCAAAGGCGGCCAGGGCGACACCGGCAGCGCTGAAGGCGGGCGTGGGAATCGAGATGATCCCCTTGGCCGTAAGCAGGCTCTGGTAGATCTCCTGCAGGGCCGCCTCAACTTCGGTTTGTGCGGTAAATGTTCCCGCGTCAGCGATACTGATTGCCGAGGCGCTGTGGGCCGCAGAGGTATCCGCAATGTGGGTGGCCACGTCGGCCTGTTTGATAGCCGGTTCGATATCCACCCAGGCATGGGTCGAATCGATATAGGCGGCGATGATGCCGCAGAAAATGTCGTGGGTCGTATTGGCCGTCACATCAACCGTCTGGTCGTCAACGAGAAAGACATTATCTCCCACATTTGCCTGCGAGATAGCCGTGCCGAAGGTCATTTTGAAAAGGCCGCGCCGCTTTACGTTGACTGTTTTCGCGCCTGCCGCGCCTAAAGAGTTGTCCTGCCTTTCCATCGCCACGCCTACGAATATCTGGCCTGCCGTATCGTTGCCCGGCACGGCATATCCATTGGCGTTGACGGATACCAGCGCGCCTGCGTAGATGATGTCGGCATTGACCACCGGGAAACCCAGTTCGTCTCCCTGGGTGTATTCCACTGCTTTATCGGCTGCTAAGACTGTGCCGAACATGAGAAGCGGCATAGTGCCGTCGTCCCAGCCGAGCAGTTTCACGCTCAGCGCGACGAGAAAAACGATCGCAAAGGTTAAAAATATCCTCATACTTCCAAATACATCGGTGATAATTCTTTTCATGTTGTCCTCCTATTCACCCTCTTCCATGCCCTCTCCCGTCCAGGGAGAGGGGGTAAGGGTAGTTATTTGTTGTATTTCTTGAAGGTTTCGTCATCAATCCCCATCATCTTGTTCACCGCGCGCTGGGTGTCGTCCAATGCGCCCTGAACGCTGTCCTTGGCCACGATAATGCCGTCCACCGGGATGACGCTGCCCGCCGGCCTCGACAGGACGATGACCTTGAACTGCTCCGGCGACTTGAGCGCCAGATCCCGCCCCCATTTGTCCAGCTCTTCCGGGCTGGTCTTGCCTTCCTTGAGCGCCAGGGTGATGAGGTCGCTCTGCTCCATTTCGCTGATCTTTTTCTTGAGCTCCGCCACTTCCAGACTCAAGACCTTCGCAACATCCGCGGGCGCTTTCAAGGAGGCGACAATCCGGATGACCTCGTCTTTTCCGGCCTCCGCCTTCGCACCCAGGGCGTCCAGCACTTCCTTGCAGGCGACGACCGGAGCGACCGTTTCCAGGGTTTTGAGTTTGTTGACCGTGATTTCCACGGCCTCCGTAATCTTTTCCTCTGCAGCGTCCGCCGCGAGGCCTAACAGTTTTTTCAATTTTTCAAACATTTCTGACTCCTTTCCTTGAGGTTTAATGGTTTCATGTTGCAATTTTGCCACAATCGGCTTGAGATTGTTGATTGCCGGGCTGTTGGTGAGCGCCAGATTGATGAGCTGAACAATCTTCCGGTCGCTCGCGCGGAGTATCATTACCGGCGAAAAGTACCGGTATTCCCGGCTGTCCAGGTATTCTTTCGCCTTTTTGGTCCATTCCACCACCGCCCAGAGCCCCTCTTTCCCCTTCCATACCAGGCTTTTGATCCATCCCGCAGCGGGCGACTGGCCGGCTGTCAGGGTCTGGTGTTCATAGTCGATCACCATGTCATTCCCGCGCCCGCTGAACGCGGCAATGATGGCGTTTGCCCCGGCCTCATCGAGATGTGCGGGTGGTTCCCCGTTGATCTCGATCTGCCCTTCCGGCAGCACCTGAAACTCTTCAGGCGCGCCGGTCATTTCCTTCAGGATTGCAAATATCATATCCATGCGTTATCTCCTGTTCATGATCCATTCGTTGATAATTCCGACAATCTCATCGCTGTCCTTCTTGCTCACCCCCAGGAAGGGGCGGGCGGGAATCACCGACCCCGGATGGCGCACCGACTTCATGGGGTGTTTCGCACCGGGCCAGAAAAGCCCTCCCTTGTCCCGGGGCCGGATGATATGCGCCGCCGTCCGGCCGCCGAGTTGGTGGATGGCCGCGTAAACCTTGTTTGTGCCGATGGCCACGGCGTTGTTCCCCTGCATCTGATACCGGATGCTGTCGCGGAGGTGGCCAGACACCGTCAGTGTCCGGATACGTTTCGGGTTTGGCGTCTTCGGCGCTTTCCAGGGCGTCCCATCCGGCGCCGGTCCTCCGGCCTCGAAGCGGCGCTTGGTCTGCTCGACAACCCGGTCGCCGATGGCCTTCATGATGGGGGACAGATTCGCCGCCCGCGTCGATATCTCCCGAAGCCTCTGCCGAACTGCGTCAGCGCCATCCATTTTTACGATGATCTCAGGCATTTATTCCCTTCATTTCCGCCTGTAATTTAGCGACGATATCCGCCGGCAACCTGGCAACCACCTCTTCCAGAATGCGGTGCGTCTGTTCCTTGTCGGCTTTGCCCACGTTGTAACCCCAGCCTTTGTCTATCCCGACAGGCTCGCCCGTTTTGGGGTCGA